AACTCTGATGTTGAACTTACTGATACTAGTGAGTCCTTTGGTCTCCCTGCTACTGCTGATCTTATGTTTGCCCTTATTAGCACAGAAGAGTTGGAAGGATTAGGGCAGATTATGGTCAAGCAATTGAAAAATCGTTATAATGATCCAACGGTCTTTAAACGTTTTGTTGTTGGTATTGACCGTTCCAAGATGAGACTTTATGATGTAGAACAATCTGCACAGAAAGACATACTTGACAGTGGACAGGAGGAGGAGTATAATTATGAAGAAAGCAAACCAAAAAAATCATTCGAAGGATTTAAATTTTAAATATGGCAACTATCGAACCTAATAAGTATATTGAATTTGTTCGTCAAACCACTAGTCCGGCAAGTAGTGAATATCCAAAACTTGTTGAACGTTTGAATGAACTGGAAGGGCAAGGTGCTGATGTTTCACGTCTGATGACTGCTGCATTTGGTATGAGTGCCGAAGCAGGTGAGTTTACCGAAGTAGTTAAGAAGATTTTCCTTCAGGGTAAACCTTATAATGAAGATAATATCTTTCATATGAAGCGTGAACTTGGAGATCTATGCTGGTATTTGGCACAAGCATGTATGGCATTGGATATTACCTTTGAGGAAGTTCTTGAAATGAACTATGAGAAACTGAGTGCTCGTTATCCAGAAGGTACTTTTTCCGCCTATAAATCTGAAAATAGAAAAGATGGGGATGTGTAAAAAATATGTCTATTCTTGGAAAAAGGAAAGGAAAACCAATAACAAGAATCCAATTTGATGCAATTCTTAAGAGATTTTTAGTTTTCTTAAAAAGGGAATTGAATTTGACTATTGATATTCCCTACATTCTCATCGATGATGTCGATTTCTCAAAGAAAAATATGGCATTTGGTATGATGAATAGTGATGGTATTATTTACATTAGTATTATTAATCGTCACCCATTAGATATCTTAAGAACTTTTGCTCATGAGTATGTTCATTACAAACAATCTATTAGGGGTAAATTATTGAAATCGAATCCTGGTAGTCCTGCTGAAAATGAAGCAAATGCAAAAGCAGGAGAAATCATGAGAAAGTATGGAAAACTTCATCCAGAATTATTTGATCTAATGTCAATTAGGTGAAATAATTTTTTTTTTATGTGACAGTTGGCAAACTGGACCACACCTCTTACAATGTCCCTCTAGAGGTGCCATAATGGTCTTGTGAATAAAACCTTTTAATGAAAAACACTCACCTCGAACACGCAGAAGATTCTATCCTAACGGGAAACTTAGAAGTATTAGATTGGTTCGTCAATCCTGGACATCTCAGTGTTAAGATTGATGGATCTCCTGCAGTATGCTGGGGAACCAATCCTGCGACTGGTAAGTTTTGTGTTGGGACCAAAAGTGTCTTTAACAAAGTAAAGATTAAGATTGCACATTCCCACGAAGAAATTGATCAATTCTACACTGATAAAGTTGCGAATATTCTTCATGCTTGCTTCGATTATCTTCCCCATACAGAGACAATCTATCAAGGTGATTTCATTGGGTTTGGTGGAATGAATGAGTACACCCCCAACACTATCACTTATCAATTCCCCGAAGTAGTAGAACAAACTATCATTCTTTGCCCACACACTTGCTATTATGCTCAGAACGATCTTCGTGATGCTGTTGCCATGCCTGACCGTGCGATCTGGAATGATACTGAGACAGTCAAGTTTGTGAAACCGAAGGCATCTATATTTGCCGGGGCAGAATACTTTGCCGACCTTGAGGAGGTGTGTAAGTTTGCTAAAGTGATGGCAGTTTGTGTTGAGTTTGTGACTCCTAAAGTTGCGGCACAAATCAAACAGCAATTGAATGTCTGCATTCGTGAGGGTAAGGAAGTTAATCCTGATGATTTTGAGAATCCTAACCTGATTCAGTTCTGGAAGTTGGTTAAGTCTATCAAGGAGGATGCACTATACCTTTGTCGTAATGATGGACCTGAAGCATATATTGGGAAGGACCGAATCGACTCAGAAGGTTATGTGATGACCAATGAGTTTGGTATGTTCAAACTTGTCAATCGTGAAGTATTCTCTCATGCCAACTTCACAATGCAAAAGAATTGGTAGTCATAAATATAAGTATATTTTATCGTTTATGACTATTTTGATCCCGGAAAAATGGAATAAAAAATGAAAAGTTTTTCAAAATTTATAACTGAAGCATCAAACAGTAAAGCAGTTCAACAAGCAACTCGTATGGGTCTTGTTACTGATGGTCATGGTGGATGGTATAATAAAGCGACTGGAGAATTTAGTGCAAAAACTTTTCAAGGTCAATTAAAATTTTATAACAAGCGCCAAATAATAGGTGGAAAAGATCCTAAGCAAACTGAACAAGAGAAGAATTTATCTCAAACATCTTATTTACAACCTGCACCTCAACAACCTGCTCCTCAACAACAAGTACAGGAACCAGTTCCACAAGATCAAGTTCCTATGGATCAACAACAAGTTCAGGAACCATTGCCGCCAGAACCATTTACTCCCCCACCAGTTGAAAAAACATTGGGAAATTTGACAATTGCTTTTGGACGTTTTAATCCACCAACAGTTGGTCATCTTCAATTGATGGATACTGCTGCAGCCTCCGCAGAACAGGATCAGAGTGATTATATCATTGTTCCTTCTAGAACTCAGGATGCAAAGAAAAATCCTTTGGATGCTGATACCAAAATTTATTATATGAGAAAAATGTTCCCTCAGCATAGTGAGAGAATTTATAATGATGTCAATATAAGAACTATCTTTGATGTTCTCAAAAAAGCACATAATGATGGATATTCGAGTGTAAGAATTGTTGGTGGATCTGATAGAGTTAAAGAATTTGATAAACTAGCAAATAATTATAATGGTAATCTCTACCAATTTGACAATATTGAAGTAATTTCTTCTGGTGATAGGGATCCTGATTCTGATGGAGTCGAAGGAGTTTCTGCATCAAGAATGAGACTTGCTGCTGCAGAGGGAGATTTTAAGACTTTCCGTGTCGGTCTTCCTCCAGAAGTTTCTAGAAAAGATGCAATGGAACTTTTCGATGTTCTTCGTCAATCTATGGGAATTGAGCAAATTCAACAAGAAGGATATGATATTTGGGAAATCGCTCCTAAATTTGATGCAAATTCTCTTCGTGAGAATTATATTTCTGAAAATATTTTCCAAATTGGACAATTAGTGGAAAATTTAAATACGGGTCTTGTTGGGCGCATTATTCGTAGAGGAACTAATTATTTAATTTGTGTCACTGAAAGTGGAATAATGTTTAAATCGTGGATTAAGGATATGATGGAAACCAAGAAATATACTGAAGTCAAAATGGATAGTGAAATGAGATTACCAGGAAAACCAAATACTTTAACTGGAACTCTCGGTGCATTTAAATATGCTTCACTTCAGACTCCAGGTGCTATTGGAACAAATAGTGATTACTTACAAATTGGTGGAAAAGCGTATGGTATTAATTTCATAAATAGATTTAGAAAAAAGTAAGTATTAAATTTTCCAATGACTACTAAAATTTTTGAAGAATTTCCTTCTAGAAGAAATGATAGAAGTGCATCTTCTAGTCCAGAAAGAAAAGGAGGATCCGGACCTACTGATATGAAAGGTAGGATGGAGAAAAAGGTTCGCCAAGCAGTTTATGATATTCGCTATCGTGCAAGAAGAGAGGGAATTGATGTAAAGCAAGCATATTCCCAATATATGCAAAATAGTAGTCTGAATGGGCAAGAAAGAAATCTAGTTAAGGCAAAAATATTTGGTAGACCTATGGCAGAAGATTATAAAATTGAAGAGTTTGCATCCAGTTCTGTAGCAAAAGCACTCTTTAAAGTTTTTGTTGAAGGTGTAGAAGAAGAATCTACTCTTGGTGAGGAGTATATTCAGGAACTTAACAGTATGCCTGATAGAAAATATAAAGTTAGAGTAACTGATAAAAACGGAACTTCTTATGTTCGTTATGCAACTCGTCAAAAAATTAGTGATCTTCGTGCAAATCCAAATATTGAGTCAGTTGAGATGACTGAGTATGGCGAACCTTATGAAGGTGAAAGAACTGGAGGTAAACAAACTGCTGCAGCAAAAGCAGGTAAAGATTATGATGGTGATGGTAAGGTCGAATCCGGTGCTAAAGAATATCGTGGATCAGTACATAATGCAATCCAACGTAAAAGGGGTGGATCTCCTGATGGTAGAGATACTTCTAGTGTAAAGGAAGATCTTGATTTTTTTGAAGAAGGTAAAAAAAAAGATAAAAAATTTGATGTAATGCGTGGAAAAAATGATAAACGTGTGAAACTTTTCCCAGAAACCAGTAAACCACAATTTGAAGAATTTGTTCCAGATAAGCATAAAGGTCTTCCAAAACATGTTCAAAAAGAGGAAACTGCTTGCGATTCTTCTGAACCACAAAGAGATACTAGAGGTGATTATGCAAAAACCAACGTTATCAAAAATAAATTGAGATCTGCATTGGGTGTTAAAAATCCTATTGTAATGGTTTCTAATGATAGTGATGTTAAAGAAGGTGTAGGATTGAGCGTTGGAATTTCAAAACTTGCTGGTAAGATTGGTGCAAATCCAAAAACCTCTGCAGAACAAGGTGCAAAAAATTTCCAAAAGAATTTTGCAGATCCAGTTGGTAATGCAGTAAAAGGTGCTGTACGCGCTGTTGTTCAACCTGCAAATATGTCTCCTGAAGCACAAAAAGCAAGAAATAATAAGTATAGACCTGAAGAGGTTGAATTTGAAGGTGAAATGATTGATGAAAGAAGAAGGGAAGACAAAGGGACTCCAAGAAAACCCCGTGATCGCGCAGTAGAATTTGTAAGGTCTCGAAATAAAGAAGGAATGATGACCGGAAGTGGTAAAACTATTGCCCAACATGAAAAAGAAAGGGGTGTAAAAAAGGATCGCACCAGCGAAGTTAATCCAGAACCACCAGCAAATCCACCTGCTAAAAAACTTGCTACAAAAAAAGCACAAGCAGAAAGACAAAGAGAAATAGGTCGTGAAATGCAAAGTTCAAGATTTGATTGATTTTTACTAAATAAGACAGGATCCTTCACACGAGGTCATCATGTCAGCACTCATCGCATGGGCACTTGATAATCAAGCACTTATCGCAACTGTTCTTTTTGCAGTTTCTGAAGCACTTGGAGCAAACCCAAAAGTCAAGTCAAACGGTATTCTTTCGCTCATTCTTTTACAAGTCCAAGGACAACTAAAAGCAAAGGGTGGTAAAGATCTAACACCTTAATATTTGTTATAATAATTTGAAAGGAGACCAAAAGTAAAGGTCTCCTTTTTTTATAAATATTACTAGAAAAAGAACTATAGGTAAGTCACATGTCACTTTGGGGCATTTCAACAGCATCTGAAACTGCGGCAAATAATTACGCAATTCCAAAATTCCAACTTGAGACTGATCGTAACACAAGTCCTTGGAATACTTTCGCAGATGTGCGTGGTTGGGTTCAGAGAAGATATAAAACTACAGTAAATTCTGGAATTTCTACTCGTTACTTTGATGAGGTTTTAGTTCCTGTTACTGGAATTAATAGTACTAGTGCAGTAGGAGGAACTGCTGGTATTGGAACTGCCGGACCAGTTGCTGTTTTCTTTGAAGATCCTAACCAAGCATCACCAATTTCTGTTGGTGGCGGTGGAACTACTGGTATTGCAACTAATACTACTGGTTATGTTCATGTAGTGTTTAATGAACTTGTATTTGCTGGTGCTGGAGCAACAGTTCGTATTCGCACATTTGATGCAAATGATGCTAATGAATCAACAGCAATTGTTGGAACTGCCGTATCAAATACTGGAACTCAATATGCTTGGGCAGGACCTGCTGCTGCTCATGGATCGCCAGATGTATATACTGGATATAATGGTCAGATTACCAATAGAGTAGCATTTGCATTTACTTCACCAAGCACTGTTCTGACTGCAAATGTTAATTTCTTAACTACTACTATAAACTCTACAGTTGCTGCCGGTTCTACTGTAATTTACGTTGCTAGTCTAACTGGAGTTTCGGCAGGAAGTTCAATTAGTGTGGGAACTGCGATCACAACAAGATCAGTAGTTGCTGTTGGTGATACCTTTGTTACAATTGGAACAGCATCTACGGTTGCATCTGTAATTGGTATTACTACTGCTGTTACATTTAGCACAAGAACCAGTGCAACAAAACTTAAAATTGATATTTCAAGGGGATTTGTCGGTGTAATTACCGATGGTTCAAATGGTGTTGGTGTAATTAGTTCATTCACTTCACAATTTGGAGACGTTATTCTTCGTAACGTTGGTGGTGCTGGAACCACTGGATCTGTTGGACTTGGAACTACCACATTGACAGTTAGATAATTAATATGAGATTTGATGAGTTGAATGAAAGTAATTATTTACTTTTTGCTATAAAATTCTATGATAATCCCCAGGCGGTTACAAAAGAAGATTTTGAGGATGATCTAAAGCGAATTAAATATATAAAAAGATTATTGAAACGTTATAAAAATACAGGTGAACTTAAGACTCATTTGATCTTAAATCACCTGACTGTTTTATTCAATGTTTTTGATGATGCTGCAGTTCCATTACTTTTTTATAATTTAGATAAAGAACTTTGGGCATCCATTAAAAGCTTTTTAGTTTTCTTAAATAGACTTCCAGAATATCCAAAAACTGAGATTAATAATCTAGAAGAAGATTCTGAGTGTTCATCACAATTACAATCAATCTAATGGAAAGTAAAATAAATAGAATTATCAATATGATTCGTAATCTCAAGGAAGATGGTGCAGTTGGTGGAGCACCTACCAATTCTGTTGGAGATGGTGGATTAACTAGTAGAGGTGAAAAACTTGCTGGTTATGATAAAGTAATGGGACTTGCAAGACGAACGCAAATAATTGGTAAAGGTAAGTTCCCCGGTGCTAGAACACGCTGGAAAAACACTAACACTAACAATAGCAATTAGAACAATGTTTCAATCATCATCTACAGATACTAAAATAGCCGTGCTAGAAGAAAGATTAACAGTATATGAGCAGATGATGGAGAGGATTGATACCGCAATTCAAAAGATTGGTGAGACAAGTCAAAATATCAGTCAAATGCTTGCTATTCATAATGAGAAGATTGAGCAGTGTAACCGAACAGATAATATAATTGTAAAGATGATAGAGGATATTAAAGTATCATCAAAAGAACAACATGACCAAATAAGTGAAAAGTTAGGTGAAAGACTAGAAAAAGTAGAAGAAAAGGTAGAAGGTATTTCTAAGTTTAGATGGCAAGTATTGGGTGGTTTAGCAGTGGTTGCCATCTTTATTAAATTTGCCCCCCCAGCATTCAATCTCTTGACACCGCGTCATGCTCCTGCTACAGTAGAAAGAACGAAATAAAGCACCCTTCATAATGGATTTGATTGATTCCAAGTATATTGGATTAGTATCATCGCGTCTTCAAAAATTCAAAAGGGTTAAATCGGATTTGTACACGTTCCGTTGCCCGATTTGTGGAGACTCTCAAAGGAACAAAAATAAGACAAGAGGTTATATTTATTCAGTCAAAAATAATACAAACTTCAAGTGTCACAACTGTGGAGCAAGTTTATCTTTCAATAATTTTCTTAAGCAGATAGATCAAACTCTCCATAAACAATATACTCTTGAAAAGTTTAAGGAAGGTCATACTGGTAAAAACTTTGTGGTCGAAGAACCAGTATTTGAGTTTAAGAAACCTACCTTTAAGAAAAAATTGGATTTGCCAAAGGCATCCGAGAACCCTATTGCTAAACAATATCTTGAGAAGAGACTTTTAAATCCGGAAAAGTTTTATTTTGCTGACAAATTTCAGGCATGGACTAACACTCAAAAACCTACATTTAGTAGGATTGTGAGAGATGAAAGTCGCATAATAATACCATTACACACTAGAGAAGGTGAAGTTTTTGGTTTTCAGGGAAGATCTCTAGGTCCTAGCAATGTTAAATACATTACAGTGATTTTAGATGAGAGTATTCCTAAAGTTTATGGTTTAGAGGAGGTAAGTACAGATGAAACAATCTACGTCACAGAAGGTCCATTTGATTCAACGTTTGTCAAAAATGCCATCGCAATGTGCGGATCGGATATTCTACTCGATAGTCTTAATTTGGGTGATGATATTGTGTACGTCCTTGATAATGAACCCCGCAATAAGGAAATCTGTAACAGGATCTCCAAACTCATCGACGGAGGTAAGAAAGTAGTTATTTGGCCAAAGGCGATACCACAAAAGGATATTAATGATATGGTGATCGCTGGACTTTCTGTTATGGATGTGTTAAAATTGAATACATATAAAGCACTTGAAGCAAAAATCAAATTCAACGAATGGAAGAAGGTATGAGTAACGGAACAAGCGTAGTTAAGAGAAATGGGTCGGTTGAGGGTTTAGATTTAAATAAACTTCATTTAATGGTAGAGGAGGCATGTAAAGATCTTGCTGGAGTGTCTGCATCACAAGTTGAGATGCAATCTGGTATTCAATTTTATGATGGAATTACCACTGGGGAAGTTCAAGAGATTTTGATTCGTTCTGCATCAGATTTGATTGACTTGGAACATCCTAATTATCAATTCGTTGCTGCTCGTTTGCTTCTATTTGCTCTTCGTAAGCAGTTGTTTGGTCGTATGCACGAGTGCCCCACTGTTTTTGAACATACAAAAAAATGTGTTGAATTGGGTGTCTATGATGCG